TAAGGATCAAGTAAATTAGTTTTATAAAAAGCCATTTGAGCATCACCAACTTTGCCTTTACCTAAAGTTTTATATAACAACCCTGTAAAGTCTTCTGCTGAAGCTGGTATAAGAAAATCAAACTTACCTTTGCTAGCGCCTATTGTTTGTGCTTTTGCAGGTGAATATACTTTGTATGATTTTATACCAGTACTATTTTCTATTATGTCATTAAATACTTGGTTAAATACTTTTTTCTTACTAGCTTTAGCTATTTGAACTTTAGAGTCAACATCAACTTGACTTAACACTTCTTGTACTGCTTCTACGTTTTTATAAGCATCATCTGCAAAATAAAAATCATTATAACCCTCAGCTGCTTTACCTGCAACCCAGTTTCCTTTAGCTCCTGGTGATCCATTAGCTAAACCAGTTATGTTACTCAATGGCAAGTTTAATCCAATACCATCTAAAAATGTTTTTATAGCTTGAGCCGAAGCTTGTGGTCTTGCTGTTAATACAAATATATCTTTACTACCAAATTTATCTTGACGTTTTAAAGCAAGATCAGCTAGTGGACCTTTTTTAGTACCATCTGCAACTCCTTCAAAATTACTAAAATCAAACGTAGCTCCGTTAGCTTCTAGTTCGTTTGCTGTTTCTGCAAACTGAGCAGCTGATATTTCTGTAGAACTACCATCCGCATTATTTACTATAACCTTTTCTTTAGTCCTAGCTAATGTATCATCAAAATCAAAAACACTAATACCTTTCTTAGGCGCGTCAATAGCTCTAGCGTTTCTAGCTGCTTTATCATAAGTAGCTAACATAGTTAATTGATCAGCTATAGTCATTTCTGTATTTAACTTATCTCCAAAAGTGCTTGTGTTTTTCTTTGAAGATTTCGCTTCTAACTTAGCTATTGGCTTGTAAGCGTCTATTCTTTCTTGAGCTTGTTTAGTTGTTATTTTTCCAATTATAACCTCATTAATTATCGCGCTTGTGGCGTGCTGTATATTAGGGTTAGCCTGTAAATCTTTACTTACTATTATATCATATCTAACAGCGTCGCTAATACCGTTTCTACCGTGTGTAAACGGGTTAACTTCTGTATGTACATCTTTTCCAGGATACTTTCTTATGTCAGCAAGTTTGTTAGCATCGCTAAAATCACCTGTTTCTAAACCCTTATCTATAGCTTGCTGTAATAAAGGATGTAGTTTATCTTTAGATTTCCACTTAACAACTGACCCATCAGGCATAGTTATATCATAAGTCTTATCAACAGCTGTTTGAGTTTTATTATTTATTATTTCTTGATAGTAATTGCTATTAGAAAATTTAGTCCAAGCATTCCAAATTAAATCGCTTTTACCTAAAGCTTTTAAAGTATTTATATTCCATTGAGAAGCTTGAAACCAATGTTCTTCATATCTACCATCTTTGTCTTTTCCCCTACCATCACTGTTAAGTGTAGCCATGTTTCTACCTAGACCTGCGTTGGCGTTTTGATTTCCTATCATCTCTCTTATACCAGCTATATTTAAAGAGTTTGACTTAATAGCTTTTCTTAAGCCATCATAAATAATTTTCTTTCCTTTAGAAATTGAAGACTGTTTAGACTGATTTTTTGTAGCTTTAGCTACACCTTTTTGTGGTCCAATAGCGTCTTGAACGGCTTTTCTGTCTTCTTTAGATACATTTTTTTCGTTAGTAGGATTTTTTACTTGCTCTTTAATAACGCTTAATTCACCAACTTCGCCTTTTGATAAACTATCTAAGGTTGAAGATAAATCTTTACTTCTCGTTCTGAGTCTATTTGTTATAAGCTTAAATCCTCTTCCTATTGCTCCACCTCCTTTTTCTGTAGTAGCAGAGTTTCCTGCGCCTGAAAAAGTGCTAGGCTTTAAAATAATATTAGTCAAATCTCCAAAGCCAGAAATTAAACCTTTAGGGTTTGTTAAAAAATCTATAAATCTAGATACACCTTCCACGTCTTGAGTTATAGGTTTTGCACCTTGCTCTATTACTATATCGTCTTGCTCTTGCTTATTAGTAGGTGTTTTATTAACTTTTTTACTAGCCTTAACAGTATCAAGCGATGTATCTTCTAAGTTTCTTGTGTCTAGTTTACTATCAAGGTTTTCCATTATTTCAGATGCCTTACCATCTGTTAACGAATCTAACTTTGTCATAAAGTCAGAGTCGTTTTTTAACTCTTGAAGTTGTTCAACAACTAGATCTTGACCTAGCACTTCTAATAACGATGTTCTTCTCTTTTCTTGACCTGTAAAGTAATCTATTAAAGATTGATTATCTGCTTTAGGTATTTCATATACTGGTTTGTTAAACGTAGTTACTTTACCTGTTGTTGGATTTACTCTTTTAGTAGGAGTTGTACCTGTTTTCTTTATATTAAGAACATTACCAAATCTTCTTTTTAAAGCTGCAGCTGGAATAACTTTAGTTAAACCATCATTGACTAACTCATTAACAAACTTTGGCCAACCTTTAGAAAAAGTACCAACATCTTTACCTAAAATTTTTGCTGTGATTTTTCCTTCTGATTTTATACTAGAAACTATAGCATCTATTCCTTTACTAGCGTTTAGTAGTATATCTCTTTTAGCACCTTCGTTTATAGAAGCTATTGACTCAGGCTTTATGTTTTTAGAAATAGAAGGCATGTTAGAAGGATATACTTTCTTTCTACCTTTTTCTTCATTAGTCACTTCATCAAACTCAGTTTGCTCGGTAGTATCAGCTACTTGCTGTGCTTGCGGAGCGTCTGTGCTTAATGTGTCAAATTTAGTAGCATCTAATCCAGCAGCTTTAAATATCTCAGCTTTACGTTTTCCAACTATATCACCTAGGTAAGTACTAACTTCTCCTTTAGTAGGGTTATAGTTGTCAAACAAAGGTTTTTGTCTACCTTTAAATAAACCTTTACCTATAGCTTGATCTTTAACTACATTTAAAATATCTTGTGAGGTTACATCTCCAATGTCTTTATTAAATCCTAGCTTTTGTAATATAATACCTGAGTTATCTTTTATTAAAGCATCTACAGCTTTAAGATCTCCACGCTTAGCTTCTCTTACTAGCTTTTGGTTTTTAGCTTGTGAAGCTTTAGAAGACTTAACTACGCCAAGATCTACTTCAGTTTCTAATCCCATGTCAACCTCAGCTTTATCTAAAGTTTGCTGTGACAAACCTTTGCCACTTAAAACGTCTTTGTTAAAGTCTTTTAAAAAGTCTATAACTTGATCACCGTCTTTAAAGCTTTGTTTCCAACCTATAGTTTCTAAGAAATTCCATGTTTGAGCAAATTTACCTGGATCGCTTATTTTAATACTTCCTGTATTTAAAGCATCACTAGTAACAGCCATTACTTCTTCGTAAAACGTAGCCTCACTTATCTTGCCATCATTTAAATCAGCTTCATATTCTTGTAATAAAGATTTAGTATTAGCGTCTAATTCTACGTAAGGATCGTTATCTAATTTGTTTTTTAAATCCATACCCATTTTAGCAAGCTTAGCAGGATCCATTTTACTAGAAAAAGCATGTACTAATTCGTGGTTGTCAGCAGGTATAGTACCATCAGCTTGACTAGAAGCGTTATTTATAATTATTTGCTGAGTGCCATCAGGTAAGGTTGCTATTATACCATAACCTTGATCTTTAGCGTCTTTAATAGAGCCGTCTTCATTTGTTTCTATTTCTAGATTTATTCCCTCTGCTTTTAAAGTTTCAAACGCACCTACAATATCTTCTGTTGTGTCAAATCTATCAATGCCTACGTCACCTAATTGTTCAGCAACAACATCAGCACCTTCTTGCATTCTAGATGTTAACTCAACAGTTTCACTTGAAGATAATCCTTTTTTACTTTGTTTAGCGTCAGCTTGTATGTAAGGTTCTAGAACATTGTTTTTTTCTATTTCAAGTTCTATTATTTCGTTTTTTATTCTAGATATCTCAGCGTCTTTGTTATTGAAATTTGGGTCAGCATTTACCTCATCAATAGCTTTTCTTTTTGTATTTACTTGTAGTTCTATATCAGACAAGGTGTCTATTTCAGACCTGTCCATGTCAGTAAATCTATTTAGTGTTGTATTGATTTCATTGCTAGAGTTTTTGACTAATTTTACTATTTGGTTATTTAGTCTAGCTCTATTAGCCTCAGACATTTCTGGGTTTTCTGTTAACGTGTTTTCTAGATCTAATATTTTTTGTCTATTATTAGCTATTTTAGTATTAGTGTCTGGTCCTTGAACCATACTTGATATACCAGCAGCTAACGCAGGTGCTTTATATACAAGCCCAGACATAATAGAACCGCTGAAAATAGAATCTGGAACTCCATCAAGAAGGTTGACGTCTTTACCTAATACGTATCTATCAAATAAATTACCACCAAACTCAACAAAACCTTCAGAACCACCTTCTTTAGCTACATCTAAACCATAGTAACCAACAGCTTTACCTGCTCTTATTGCTCCTGATCCAGTCATTAAATTAGATATTTGCGTAGTAAAACCTTGTTTTACACTTGGACCCATAGCTTTAAAAGCAGCTCTAGATCTACCTATTATACCTAAAGATATTTTTTCAGAACCATATTCTAAAAGACCATTACCCATAGCTACACCGTACATCTGAAAAGGTGAAAAAGCAGGTAACCCAGCTTTTATTCTTTCTTTATTTTCTTTTTCCATTTCGCCATAACTTCCACCAACAGCTTGGGCTGTTAGTATTGGCAACGCAGCACCACCTGTTCCAAACATAATAGCAGTATTAAGTGTTTGACTACCAAGCATAGTACTAAAATATCTACCCCAATCATTACCGTCTTTTAAGTCACTTAAAGACTGAGCGTGAGGTATTCCTTGCATAGTTTGCTCAACATAATTAGCAACTTGATCTTTTGCTTTTTCTCTTGTTTGTTGATACGGTTGAGTCTTTACAAACTTAGCAGCTAAAGAAGCTATAGGAGAAACTACACTAAAAACTTTTTCAGCATAAGGATTGTCTTCTATACCAAAAGCATTAGGCGCGTCTGCAACCATATGCGCAAAATCCGCTAAAGCTATTCCTGCGTTAGCTATACCTACTTTTACATTTTCACTATAAATAGCAACGTTATTAAAGTTTCTTTCTAAATAATCAAGTCTTGTGCCTATGTCTTTGTACTCTGGTTTAAGTAGCATCTCGTTAAGATTATCTACTTTTTTTTCGTAAAGCTTTATTACATCTTTCCTTTTATTATGTAACTTAGTTATTAAAGCTTTTCCTTTTTTTGCTTCTTCCGGCGTTTGATACTTAGCTTTAGATAACAATTCAATTTGAGTACTTAAACCATCTATAGTGTTTTTTGCAACATCAGCAAAGTTAGTGGCGTCTTTTGATTTATTATCTAAATTAAGCTTTCTTACTTTTTGTATTCCTTCAATAATTTTTTGCTTGTCGCTTCTATCAAAGACATCTTTAACTTTAATAGAAGCTCCTGCTGGTGAAAACATCATAGCCGCTTTTTTCCAATCAAAACCAGTTTCTTGATTTTCTATCCAGCTCTCTATTTTATCTTCTTTTTTCTTTTGTGTTAGGTTAGATGAATATGTGTCTTTCATATTCTGCTCAATCCAAGCTTGCTCAGAAATATTTTTTGGTTTTGTGCTTAATTTATCCCAAGCTTTTTTAGATTTTATTTGAGCCTCCACCCATTCAGGGTTAGGTTTATCACCAATCTTTGTTTTTGTTTTTTGTTGATAGGCGTCACTACCATAACCTGCTCTTTCATACTCTATTTTATATTCTGGAACAGTAGTTTTAGCAAACCAATCATTAGTTTGTTTTAAAATTTTAGAATCATCTTTGTCATTTAAAGATGTTGATTTTATAAACTCTTTTTCTAACTTTAATTGATCAGCCGTTAAAGTGTATTGTTTATTATCTGAAACCTCAAGTTGACCATCTACACCAACATAAAGTTCTTCACCTTTTTTTAGTAATTTTTTTGTTTTATAGTAATCGCTAGTATCAAAACTAGAATGACCAAATTTAGAAGCTATAGATAAATTAGAAGGACCTTGTTTATCTTCATACGTTTTCCATTTATCATCTTCAGAACCTTCAGGTTTATAGTAATACACTCCATCATTGTCGTATTTAAAATCATAACCTTTATCATTTATGACTTCGTTTGGTTTCGCAACTGCGGTTATTTTGTCGTATTCAGCTTGTTGCTCTGGTGTTAGTTTGCTATTGTTTGCAGGCTGTGAAGACCCATCTTCCGACTCGGATCCTGTACTGTCTTTCGACTCCAAGCTTGGATCCTTTATCTGGGAGTCGTCTGTCTTTACCTCAACTTCATCAGTTTTTTCTTCAATTGGTTTTTCTTGAGGATTATTTTTTTTCCACTCTTGTGATTTAGCAAAGATTTCTTCTTGAGATAATCCTTCGTCTTGTAAAGAGGTTATGTATTGTAGTAATGTCATTTAATTTAATTTATTATCGTCCATAAATTTTTGAGCTTTAGCTTTTTTTGCTTCCGCTAAATCAAATACTGCTGCATCTTCTTCTACTGTTGGTAACTTATTAGTTGTAAACTGAGACAAATAGTTATTCATAAAATAATCTTTATACTTTGACTCAAACAATTCTTTGTTCTTAGGCATCAAAGGTAAATCTTTTTCGTAAGACCAAGCTAAACTACCAGCGTTAGCATTCTGTTCCATCTGTGCATCTTCTTCTACGCTAGTACCTCTAGCTATAAACATATTCCAAGCAGCTACAGCTTCTTGTTCTTGCGATAATAAACCCGCTACTTCTGCATTTATGAATGGATCAGCTTTTCTTTTTATTTTATCTAAGTCAAACTTTAGTATGTTTCTACCTTTGCCCATACCTACGTCTATTATTTCGTAATCATAAGATCCGTCAGGGTTTTTTAAAACAAACTCATCAGATATAGTAGCACCAGGTGTAAGTTCTTCATTTTCACCAATCATGTCTGGTGTAAATACACCTACTTCAGTTAAAAGTCTTAGCATGTCTTTGTTTATATCTGGAGTTTCAGCTATTAAATCTGTTCCAGAATCTACTAATGCTGTTAACGTAGAGCTATTTATAACTAGTTTTTTATCAAACAAAGGTCCATCAAAAATTAACTCTTGTGAACCATCTTCTAATAAAAACAATTCTACATTATAACCTTCTGTTTTTGAAAAACCAGGCTTAGAATTCATTATATAATTAGCAACTAGATAAACATAGTTGTTGTTAACGTCGTAATAAGGAGTGTCAGTTACAGCTAATTGATCAACAATTAATTCTATAAACTCTAAAGATTTTTTAGGAAATGCTTTCAATTGTTGAATTTGTTTCATTTCGTATTCACAACCTGTTTCACGACACTTGTTAGAGTCTATAGCCATTTTAAATTTAGCGTAAGCTGTTGCTGTTCCAACGTAAGCTTTATTAATTATATTGAATTCACTATCAGTAGAACTAGCTATATAATCATTGTCATACGCCATGGAATTACTCTCGTTAACTTGCTTTATAACAAGATTATAATATGCGTTTTTGTTTTCCATTTTTTTTATATTTTACCTCCTAAACCTCCAGCTATACCAGCTACAGATCCAATAGCTCCAGTTATAGCTCCAGTTGCATCTGCTCTTGCCTGCGACTCTTGACCTCTTAATGCTGCTATTTGATTTGAAACTCTATCAAGTTGTTGTTGTTCTCTTCTCTCTGTTTCATTATAAACAAATGATTTACCAGCAGCATCTAAACCTTGCATCCTTTGTTCTTCACTTACTAATTGGTTTTGTAATTGTTTTTCGCCTTCGACTCTTTTGTTGTCATTAGCTTTTTCTTGTTGCTCTATACCAGCCGCAACATTCTTTTTACTTTGTAAAGCAGCTTGAGCTAAGGCGGTTGCTCCACCGGCTCCCCCACCAGTTTGTCTTATAGTATCTAAAGTGTTAGCTAAAGCTATATCAGTTTGTTCCATTTGAATTTCTGTAGCAGCTGTTGATACAGATAACGTAGCAAAAGGATTACTCATCATGCTACTTAAACTAGTTGAATCCTCGTAAGGATTTATAATTTCTTGTCTGTTAGCTTCTAATTGATTTAGTTTTCTTTCTAGTTTTCTAGCTTTTCTAGCTTTTCGTCTAGCTTCTCTTCTGGCACTACTAGCCCCAAAAATACCTCCACCGATACTTACCGCGGCTCCAATGCCGGCTGCTACTACACTCATATTGTTAGTTGTTTAATTTTAATTTTTTTCTCATGCTTTCTACGCTAATATCAGGATCATCAAAGTCTTTTGCTATAACGTCTTTTAATACACTTTCTGGATCTTTCTTGTCTGTTGCGTGAACAGTTATCCATATACTATCTTCGTGCATGTATATTAATCTTTTTGTCCCTGGTTTAGTTATACCATTATAAGGAGCTTTAATTCTTTTTATTCCTTGATCTGTTAATATAGATATATCACCTTTTTGTACAAAATAAGGGTGTTCTATTTTATGTATGCCAGTAGAAATTATTTGACCTTTAGGCATAAATATTTCTCTAATATACAGCCCATCTGCAAACGTGTGTTTAAGTGGGTTTATTGTATTAGCTACTTTATCTTGTCCAGGTTTTTCAGGATCACTGTATGAATCTGGTAAATCTAATAGCTTGTCTTCAAAGTCCATTATTAAATCTCTAAAACGTTCTATTTGTTTTATTTGCTCTAACGTATGCTCTTGTTTTACTAAGGGTTTACTCATTTAATTTAATTTAATATCCGTTTGTATTTACGTAGTCTGAACCAACGGCAAATAACTGTTTTTCACCTCCTGGATCTGTAGCTGTATTATTATTGTAGCTAACATTTGTTGAATAATCGCCGTCAGTTGAAAATATACCTGTAACATAATAACCTTTAACACCAGTCATTTCATTACCCCATATTATTTCTCCATGACTTGCTTCGCTGTTATTTACTAAGTTAGCAACGTATCTATTTTCTTTTCTATCAAACCCAGCATGAAACCTAGGTAAAGGAGGGTTTGCATTTCCAAAAGCAGTAGTATAATTAACTCTATTAACAACTAAGTAAAATGCTAAAGCAGCGTTTAAGGCAATGCCTAAATTCTGATTTACTGTTAACGTTTTTGTAGTTGCGTTAAAACTAACAACAACCGTGTTAGCCGCAACACCTACACCAGTAACACTTGCTCCTACAGCTATAACACCTACAACATTTGCTAAGACTACGGTTGTATTTGTTGATGCAGCTCCAGCTTTAGCGCTCGCTTCTGCTATAACGTACTCGCCTCCAACGTAGCTACGAGATGAATTAGCAGTATCGTTATAAATATCCCAACCTGGTATTAAAGCGTTGTAATCTTTAGCTGTGTTATCAGATATCAAAGTATTTAACTGCCAACCGTTCATACCTTCGTAACTTATTGTTTTAAAGTTTTTGCTAGTTGAAGGGCTAGGGTTAAATATAAAAGTAACTGTTGAAGGATAATTTCTTTCATAGAAAAAAGATCTATTAACATCAACAGAGTAATGCTCGTATAAACTGTCATATGATCTAACTCCCCAAACAGGTTTTAGACTTCCGTAAAAATTATCTTTACCTGTTGAGTAAAACTTATTCCTTAAACTAAACATTTGAGTTGGTTTATAGTCATAAAAACTAGTCCAACCTTTTACAGTTTCATCCCAAGACACTGTGTTATAACCTGAACCATCACTGTTTTGAGTAGACACCACGTATTGGTCACTATGTATATCATAACCACCTCTTACTTTTCCTTCGTCAATGCCGATGTCTATGTTATTTAGTTCATCTCTAAAATAATCTATCATACCATATTTAGAAATTTCTTCTAAACCTGAGTTAGATAATTTCATTATAGCGTTGTTATTTTTATCAGAGAAATATTTATTGTAACCATATGTAGCAAAACTTTCTGGGTTTTTACTTATACCAAATTTGCCAGCATAAGGTTGTATAACACCTATTGTTAAATTACTAGAAGTTACACTAGAGTTTCCTTCAGCAGAGTATATAGCGTCTTTATCTATTAAAGCTCTACTTACTTTGTATTCTTGAAATACAATTAAGTTAGTGTCTTCAGCATATAGTTTTTGTATACTAGCGTTAGCTGGATCTGCACTTTTTGTAATATCGTCGGCAGAAGAAAATACGTTAGTATTATTTATACCTGTTCTAGAGTTAAATATACCTGAGTATATCAAACTATTAAATCTTATTGTTGAGGCAGGATCTTCTTCTACTAAATAAGCTCTAACTCCATAGTCTACGTTAGTATTGTTGTAACCACCTCTTATTCTAGATTCTTCAATAGCCCAATTAGTATCAGAAGTAACATCAGCAGTAACTACATTGTAACCACCCTTGTCTGTTGGTATTCCAAAAGAACCGTTCCACACTATAGTATCCTCTATTTGTGTAGCTGTTTTTTTCAAAACGAAAGTGTTAAAGTATTTTACTTCTATTACCGCTCCTGCCATGATTAATTATTACTTATTTTTACTGTAAATTACAAGCAATACTAGTGTATTAACACTGGTTGGCTTGTATATACTCTTTTGTTTTTTATTTGTTTAAGCATAGGATAACTAAGTATCCTAAACCATAGTCCGTTTTCAAAATAAGAATTAACTTGTTTATTAGGTTTACTTAGTCTACCTACGTCTATTCTTATTGGCTTCATGTGCTCTGCTTCACCTATTAGATTTACTTGTATTTTTTTTTGATAAGATATATCTATTAAATCAATCTTGCTTGCTTCTGTAATTAACTCAACAAACTTGTCATGATTTATTATTGGTCCAGTTACAGCCACATCTATGTCTTTTGTTTCCCATCCTTGTATTAAACCACCTACTAAATATAAATTATAATGACACCAATCTAATTTTAATAACTTTTTTATTGATTTTACAGCAACTGGATCATCAACGCCTTTCACTATGTTATCTCAAATGTTAAACCAGTTGTATCTTGAGCTAATAAGTTTAAATAATCAGCACTGCTGTTATAGTTTCTTGCATCTAAAATTTGTTTAGCGCTAGCAAGCGTGTTTGCAAATGCAGGTATACAACTATTTATAGGTGATCCTGAAAGACTAGTTTGTCTGCCAGTATAATTTAAAGTAATAGTATTACCTCCAAAGCAACTAGAAACCCAACCACTAAAGCTTTGATTTGCGCCTATGTCGTATACATAAAAACCATCAAAAGATCCGCCTTGTATTTCTATAGCTACATATCTATTTCGTCTATTTTCGCCAGATACGCAATCACCTTGACTGTCTACTGCCTCACACCAATCAACTAGTCCAGATCCAACAGAATAAGGCACAACTCTTAAGTCAAGAATAAAAGATATGTTAGTTCCAACGGGTGATGGACCACCAGCATCAGCTACACCTATTACTATGTTGTATATACTAGCAGGCATATTACCTCCACTAGTGTTAGTTAGTGTTCCTCTTCTTAAGCCTGAAGCTACAGTGTTAGTCATAGTAAATAACCCTTGACTAACAAGGTCTATATTTGGAGAGGTTTGGTTGGTTACGCTTATTAAACTCCAAGCTATACCACTAGTTTTTAATGACGCATTAGAAGAACCATTAGTTGCGTTAGCCACTGCGACTAAAGAAGTGTATCTGTTACTAATTATAGTGCTACCTTGTAAACTGTTTGGTGAGGTTGTTATACCTGGCGACGCGTCAGCAGGTCTAACGTTTGATGGACCAGCGTTTACTATTTGAGGTCCGCCAGTGGTGTTAGTAGATCCATCTGTCGTTTCCCATGATATTGAAAACGTAAAATTACGATCTCCAGAGTTTTGACTATAGTAAACAGCATCTATGTATTCTTGTTTTAGTATTATATTAAAAAACCCAAGAGGTATTGTATTGTCTTGTGCGTTACCTACTAATTCAAAGTATGGAGTAGCTTCAACTGTTTGAACATTAACGCTATTACCATTCGAAACACTATCTAGTGTTACAGAAACTATACTTGAGTTTGGTAAATTACTTCCAAAAGCGTCAACTAAAGTAAAATTAGCATCAAATATTCTGTTGTTTAAAACATAAGCTTCTGACCAATTTGAAGTACTTAGGTTAGCGCTTAACCCAGCGCCACCACCTGTAGCGTTTAATATTAAGTTGTTTAAATCTGCAACTTCGCCTACACTGGTTGATTCCCAGAATATATCTAACAAGCTTTCAACTGGTTCTGTTTCGTACACAGATAAATATTGTAATCCAGGAACTTTAGGTTCACCTAAAAAAGGAGTTGAAAAACCTGGAACAAGATATATAAAATCATCTTCGTCTAAAGTTAATGTTTGACTAACCGTCAAGTTAGTCCCTGCGTAGCCAACCACTGTTACACCATCTGGTATACCTGTTCCACTGACAATCATTTCAGATGCAGGTGTTCCAATAACATTCTTAAGTGGAAATACAGTTCCACTTGTGTTTGCGTTTATTTGAGCGCTAGCTACACTGTAACTAGTGGTTGCTATCTGACCTATTTGTTTAGCTGTACTTATCCTAGCTACTAAAGGATTTGAGTTAACTAAATATAGTTGCGGAAAGTAGTTTGGCCTTGGCGGATCTATTGGTGAATAATCAAACAAATCTCTAAGAGTTGAAATAGTTGATACAGTGTCAGAGCTTCTACCTGGGTAGTACTGATTTGTTAAAGCACCAGCGTTATCATACACTTGTTCGTTGCCAGTGCTGCTCAAGTAGCCAGCCGCAGTTGAAGTATTTTCTACTCTACCAAATAACTGAACAGAGCTTCTGAATTGTTTTTGATCAGGTCCGACTTCTGTTAAGTCTCTTGGAACTTTGTTTATATTATCGTTTATTAAAACAGCATGAGATGTTATACCTATTTCTAAAGATGTATCTTCTGGATAAGCAGCCATGATACCTGGCAAGTATACATTGTAATATTCTTGCTCTGTTTGTTTAACTACAATTTTATATGAATACCAACCCAATGGATTGTAGTCAGCGCTTGTTGGGTATCCATTGTATATACCAGGAGAACCATCTAATACGTTTTTACCATTAGGTCCTATAGTTGAATTAAATAAAACTTTAATAGAATCACCTGGCCAAGATGATTGCTCTACACCAACTGGCAAATAAGGCGCGTATATAGTATCTCCTAAAAAAGTAAGACCACTAGCGGAATCAGCTATTAAACTATTGCTTCTAGATAATATAACAGTTGAAGATCTACCATATCTATCAGATAGCACAACACCTACCTGATAATTCCTATTTTGTTTTACCGAGTGATTAGGATATTCTATTTTACTTACCGCTTGAGTGTCTGGTCCTACAGCTGTAAAAACTAAATTAGCCAAATTAACTAGTGTTACGTTTTTGTCTAAAGTAATAGCGTTTGTTAAGTTACCACCAGTTACTGAAGTGTTACTAGGTATTGTAACACCGTTTGTAGCACTTGTAACGATGCTACCCACTTGTATGGTTCCTGTTACAGTTCCTATAGTAATAGACGCGCCAGATGTTATACTACCTGAAGATCCAGAAACAGCTGTTCCATCTTTTAAATTAAAATCTGACTTAGCGCTTACTGTTACATTGTAATCCAACGTGGCTGGTGGTGTGTGTTTGTTTTGAAAATTACCATAAACAACTCTATTGCTAGCAATCTCTTGAGCAAAAGCTCTTACTGGTATTTTATCATAAACCCTAGTTGTATCACTACTTGGTAATACTTTATACGGTTTTTTAGATAAATAATCATATTCAAAAATACTAGAATCTGCGCCTGATGTTAATTCAGTTATTTCTATAGTCTCGATAACTTTAAGCGCTAAAGCATCAGACTCTTTATATATTATATCTAGTTCTTTTATTTTTAAACTATCTTGTATAGTACTTTTAGGGAAAGGTAAAGGTATTATTAGCTTTATAGCGTCTACCTTGTTTTCAACAAAAGAAACTATAGTACTTCTATAAGCATCAGCTTGATCGTCTTTACTTGTAAAGTTCTTCGCGTCATTTCTTACGTACATAAAATAACCATCTTGCTTAGGTATAAAAGCAACTTGAGTGAAAGGAGCTATTAATGAATATTCATTATCTTCAAATTTAAATCTATAACTAAATCTTACAAACTTATCTTCTAAATAATTTTCATCTCCAGCAAAGTCTTTATCGTAATAAGTGTTATAATTAAAAACAATTTCTGTTCCAGCTGTTAAAGTTGGCCAATTAACACTAACTACTGGATTACTTCCTTTTTCTTTTAAAGTAACAGTCCATTGATCTGTGCTACCAGCTCCATATATGATTGTGTTTACTACGGCTGGATCATTATTTGAATCTAATATAGGTGTAATAACTGCTCCAGGTTGTGCTATGTAACCAACAGTTGCTGCTCCATATGGACTAGTAGAAACAGGAACTTCACCAACTAAACTAACAAGAGTTATTGATGCACCACCACCACCACCTGAGGTTCCTCCTGTAAGAGCAGTTGCACCATTAGGAAATGTTTTGCTATTAACGTCTTTCATCGTTGTTTCATAAGGAACAGGATCTGTAGATGTTAAATTTTTTTGCCAAAGTCGTATTGGTTGATAAGGATTGTATTTAGCTACACTTATTTGATCTTCATTAACGTAGTATGTTGGATTTGTTGAAAACGTAGGATTAGCAAGATTTACGTTTATTTTTCTAGGTTGGTTTCTGTTATCAGTCCAGAATAATAAATCTTCTAATAAGTTAGCGTGATATATTTCATGTGTAGTCGAAAAATTAAGAAAAGATCCTTTGACTAAAACTTTTAAAGACTCTGTATCTGGAAGTGAAGGGTTATAAACTACTATGTAGTTTTCGCTACCTGGTGTGTATTCTAATTGACTTGGGTTTGGATCCGTGTATGACGTTAAAAACAAATAAACCTCGCTAGTAGAGTCACTTACAAGTTTGCCTATACAAACCATATTGCTACTTCCTGTTATAACATTAAAGTCTTTTAATTTTTTATTACCCAATACGTTTTCTAAAGAACCAACATTAGCGCCTTCAGACCTACTAACTTGAACGTTTTTAGCATCTCTGTATTCGCCATTAGGTAATAACCTAGCGTCAAGGTCTTTATTTAATTTGCTCTTTATAAAAGAGTTTTGAACGTTTGCCATTAAATTTTAGTGTTTTAACCATTTAGATTTACCTCTCATAACCTGAACTATTTCAGTTAACTTTATGTTAGATAGTCTTATCTTAGCGTTTCTTAAAGCTGCTCTTTTGTCTTTCTTAAATCTTGCTATTATACCTTCAGATGTGTTTGCTCTGTTGGCTAGTAGATTATATGATATGCTTAAATACATTGCTTCTTCTGCCATCTTAGGTACTCTAGTATCTAAATCATAAGCAAGTCCGTCTGAGATGTATTCTATCACTATTAACCTATCTACTAAATTGCTTGAGAAAGTAAACAAACCATCTCTTTCATTTATACCAAACCAGCCATTGCTTTGAGAGTATTGAGGATCTAAACCATATAGTCTACCCCAATCCCAAGGTCCAGAACCAAAATCATTACCGTACATACCGTATGCTAGGTTGTCAAATTGATCTAAAGCTTCTCCGTTTAATAATCTATTTTCATTAGTTTCTTTCCATCTTTCTACAGTTAAAGATGTTCCTTCAAGGCTTTGTCCAAAGTTATCTTGAGTAGGTATACCTTTTTCGTCTTGTAGTAATTTAGAATAAGGGTTTGTAGTTAAGTTGTTATTAGGATATAAAGGTCTTTTAACACCGTGGTTATCTATCCATGATATACTTACATAGTTAACATAATCTTGAGGTATAACTAAAGACAAGCTTGGTGGTATTGTTAATTCTTGTGACTTAATACTTTTTAAAGTATCATAGCTAAACTCTTGTAAAGATCTTTTAGCAAAAAATAATATATCAGATTTTTTAGCTGTTTGTATAATTTTACCATCACCTACGTAACCAACCATGTAGTTATCTATTATATCAGATAACTTTACATACTGATATGTTCCGTAGTTTTCTTCAACCGCATCACCAATAGCTTCCTCAGCAGGTGTGTTACCATATTGACCACCATCTAACACTTTGAGTTGAACAACTATAAACAAGTTGTTAGCTGGATTTGCAGTAAAAGTTATCTTATTGTTGATAACAGTATAAGCTAAAAGATATTCACTCCAGCTACCTGGTATACCTGTAGTACTAGTATATATTTTAAAATTATTTAAAGCGTAGTATTGATTGTTAGGATTCCACGCATCAACACTTCCAAAAACTAAATCAGTATCAAAAGTTGTTGTAATAGTAAGAGCATTACCAGTACCTCTAAAGCCTTGTGCGCCTTGATAATATTGTTGATTAGTTTCTGTTATTAACGCCATTTTTTAAGATTTTTGATTAGCCGATGCTTCTTGAGCTTCAATAGATGCGGTTTGTATTATTTGTGGATCGTTTATTATTATTCCACAGTATTTTAATATTTGTATTATTAAGTTAGTTTGCTCAGATGTATCTAATTCAAAGTTAATAGAATTAGTAGAGTCGTAAAGATACTGACCTAGTGTTCCAACGGTAAAACTCCAGTTTGGAGCTACTGGTTTAAATAAACAATTTATATTTAAACTATTTGGCTGTGGACTAACTTTTATAAGCAATGTACTATTTGGCCCTGAAGAAGTTGTACATATAGGGTTTTGAACTGTAGGAGCTGTAAGCTTTGATCTTGTTATTTTATTATAATCGCTGTTACTAGCTAACTGAGTAATTGAATCGTATTGAGGATTTGTAGTGTTGTAAGTAGATATTATTTCTCCAAGCTTGTATATTGTTCCGTCTATAGCAAGTTGCCAACCTAAAACCCCAGCAGTATTATCATAAGCAAAAGGAGCAATTTTCTCAAAAGGATATATCTTGTAAGCAGTGTCTTTAAACATGTTAAAAAACTCTGTATCGTTTTGAGTGTTGTTTTGGTTTTGACGGTTCAATTGATTTCCGTCAGGAAAATACGAATCAAATATTTCTTCTTGTACTAAAGTAGCTAAGCTATTAAACTCCGCTGGAGTTACATAACCTCTTTGCTCTTTGTTTAATATGTACAAGACTGTTGTATATACTGTATTTATATTTACCATTTGTTTTATTTTAATATACTAAAAAGGCGGCCGAAACCGCCTGTTATTAGTATCACTTGTTTTTATAGTTTTTTATCTATAGATTTATAGATTTCCACACCTTCGTCTGTTTTTAAGAAAGCCGCAAACGCTGAGTAAGGGTTTTCATCAAAAGGTACGTTCATTAATTTTCTATTATTTGATCCCCAAGTAAATGTTCTTTGATCTTGAGATAAAATTATAATACCAGCTTCTTGAGCTTTAATAGCAAAGTTTCTTAATTGAACATTATCATCTTTTGCTAAAGCTATAAAAGTTGCAGGATTATTTTTAGCAAACAACAACAAGTCTCTTTTTAATTCTTTAGAACTCATTGTGTTCACAGCTGATCCTTTTTCAACTCTTAGTATTGCTTCTGCTTGATCAATATCAATTGTTCTTGCAGCATTCATAGCGTCTATTTCTAAGTGTATAATATCAAGATCATCTTCTGCTTCATCTACAGCACTAAACTCTTCATATATCCTACCATTAAGTGGGTGATATAAAGAAAGAAGTTTTTGTAAATTTTGTTTTTCTTTTGGAACTTTTAAACTTCCGTCGCTAAATATAATATGACCCATTGTGCACTCTCCTTTTTGTTCGTCTACAAAAACAGAGTCTTGGTTTGTTGCATATTTTAGCTCTCTTTGTTTACCTAAGTCTTTGTCAAAATATAGTAAAGCATGTTTTCTTGTATGCTTTCCAGGTATAGTTAATGTTAATGGAGTTTTATTATTTCTAAGATAATAAACTCTATCTCTTATTTCCCAACTAGGTTTAGCTGGTTTTTTTGGTGCAGTTTTTACCGCTACCTCTTGAGGTGCAACCTCAACAGCTTCTGCTTTAGCTTGTTTAGCCATAATATAATAAAATTAAATAGTTATAAAAGTAATAATTACCCCCGTTGATATAACGAGGGTAAGAATTACATTTGTTGGATTATTATAATCCTTGGAATAAAACGAAGTTATTAGCAGCTTGAGTTACTAAACATCTTTCAGATAAGAAATTGATTTGCATCGCATCTAAATCTGAAGTGAAAGCACCACCAGCAGAACCAGTTAACCAAGACTTCATACGTCTGTCATCTCCTTGAGATGCTCTGTAACGCACGTGTAAGAATGGTCGTCTAATGTTTGTACCTAAAATTTGGTCATAAACAGTAGAAGTTCCAGCAGGTACTAATACACCCTCAATTGAATTAACACCAACGATAGCGCCACGAGTAGAAGCGTCGTTTAAGTATTTCCAATCAGTTTTATAGAAATCATAAGATCCTCTTCTAAATCCTGAGAATCCAAGATTTAAAGCCATTTCTTCTGAATTTTCAAATAAACCAAAAGCAGTTCCTCCAGCGAATCCGCCAGAAATGCTAGCTAGCATATCATCAAAATCAAGAGAAGTTTGTCTTTGTAAAAACAACATATTCTCTTCAATAGCTCCTTGAGTATCTAAGTTTTTAAGTATTGCATCAAAATCATCAAGTCCAGCAGCAGCAGTAAATCCTACTTCTACATTTCCTCTGTTTCTAATAGCAGCAAATAAACCTTCAGATCCTGGTAAAGCTCCGTTTCCGTAAGCTCCAGCAGCAGCACTAGCGTTTAATTCACTTTCTACCATACTCATTTCTAGGTAATCTTCAAAACGTAATCTTGTTTCAGACTCAGCTTTTAAGTACCATAAGAAACCAGAAGCACCGTCTTCAGTTGCAACTTCTACCCATCCAATTTGAGCCATATCAGATCCATTGATTTGGAACTGGTCTCTTAAAATAAGTGGAGAGTTAGAAAACTGCGTGAAAGAAGGAGTAATAGATTGTCTTGCAGCTGAATTAGTTCCAGCAGCTCCAGCGCCTAAAGTTGTTCCTTTAGTATAAGCAGAACCGTATACAAATATTTTCAAAGCTCCTGCAGCAGCAGAAAATCCTTGAGCAATAAGTGTAGTTACAGGTGTGAAACACTGTACTACTACGTTTCCATTTACAGCACCGTTAGTTGCAAGAACAATACATTTAGCTTCTAATCCAGATGTTGGATCTAAAACTACTATAGTATCGTTTACACTCATAACGTTAGTTGAACCATCTGTTAGTGTAAGAGTTGTTGGGTTTACACCTACAGCTCCTGCAGCAGTTGCAGTAATTCCATTGTATGCTACATGTAATCTATTTTGCTCTGACCATATTACTTGATCACTTGTCATTGGCATTTCAGCGCCAACCATTCTTAAGAATCCAGATAACGTTCTGTTTCCATAACGCTCTACTTCTTGTTCGTAAATTTCTGGTAAATATTGTTGTGCGAAGTTCCCGCCAGCAGCGCCATCAAATACTAAGTAATTTGAAGCTAAAGCTTGTTGAGCTTGCGAAGGTACAATACTACCAAATTGTGGAGATAAACTCATAATTTGTTAATTTTTTTAGTTAAACCTTTTTGTTTTAATTTTTAATTTTGCAGAATCCGCGCCTGATATAGCTTTCACTTTCATGCCATTGACAAACACATCACCTTGAGTTGATCTCGCTTGAGAGTCACTTAAGTTTTTTGATTTATTTACAACCTGCTTTACAGCATCTACTTTACCTTGCTCATAAAAATGAGCTGCGATTTTATCTACGTTTTCAGCGGCGTACATAGCTTTATGATAACCTTTCGTGTCTGTGACATTACCTTCTTTGTCTAGGAACTTCCCAACTAGATTATTAATGTTTGATTGGTTTTCTGCAACTTTATCGCGATTTTGAATATTATACTTATAACTTTTTTCACCGACTTTAATATCGAAACCTTCGAAATTATCGTTAAAATGTGCTTTAGTATTTTCTTTAAATTTTGCGTGTTGTTGCTCAGCTACTTCTTGCTGCTTGTTATATCGATTAAAAAAGTCCATAGCTTTTTGCTGATCCTGAGTTACGTTCGATTTCAACTTGATTTCGTCGTAGTATTTTTTCTTAGTTTCTTCTAAAAAGTTTTTGGCTTTTGCAATCTCTTCTTTTTTAGCGAGTTTCTTTTTACGGACATCTCGTTCTTCGTCAAGGTCTGTGTCATAGTCAAAGTTATCTTCCATGATAAAACCTATTTCCTCATCATCTAAATGAGGTTTTGTCTTTTTGTAATACTCTTTTAATAAAGTGTTTTCATCAACGTTAGTATAATCAGCGTTAAGTCTAGTATAATCTTCTATAGTCCCACCAGTTTCTTCCATAAAAGAAACAAGCTTTTCAATGTTTTCTGGTAATTGCTTACCTAAAACCTTCTCATCTCTTATTGCTTCTTTTACTTCTTGTACTTGCTGCTCTGTTACTTCTTTGATCGGAGAAAACCCTTCAACAGTCTCGTCGGACTTTTGTACAGGTTCTCCCACCTCTGCGCTATCTCCGGATGGTTCTTCCACAGATACCTTCTCTGTTTCTCCGATTTGAATGGCATCTTCTTTTTGTTTAGGTATTATTACTTTTTTAACTTCTGGTTCTAATTCAACCAAAGGTTCTTTAATGTTTACTTTAACAGGCTCATCACTTGTTTTTGTAAATTTTTTTGGTGCTTTCTTTTTTAATTTAAATTCACCTTCCTGTTTAACAGGTTCATTTGTTTTTGTTTCCATAATATAATAAAATTAAATAATAAATAGTTTAAGCCATAGGTTGTTCTTCACCTTGTGCTTCAAAATCTATAGGCAACATTTCGTTTTGCCTTTGTGTAATCATCTTACTTTGTTGCGTACCTTCCATTTTTATACGCTTGTCTTTTCGGTCTTCTATAGCAGCTTCTTTAGTTTTCATAGCTTCTAAGTCTGCTTGCTTTAATTGCATATCAAATTGATGTTGCATCTGCATCTCTTGTTGTTTTAATTGAGACGCTAACTCCATGCGTTGTATTTCCATTTGATTTGTAGCTTGTTCAAACTGAACCTTAGATCCAGATATAGCTTCTTGCTTTTGAACCTCAGTCATTGCTATTTTCTCAGCAGCATCAGCTTGAGATTCTGCTTGAGCTCTAATATTAGCTTGTTGGTTGTCTTGATCTTGTTTAGCTTTAGACTTACGCTTAACTTTAAGCATTTGATTTGCTAACTTAAGATTTTTAATTTGTCTTAAGTCTATAGCATCTTCTAAGTCTATACCACCACCTTGTAAAGCAACTTGTATATTTTGCTCTAATTGTTGTTGCTCTTCTTCGTCTGGTTCTAATTCTAGAAAAATACCAAAGTCATGTAGGTTTAAATTAGAAACCTCCATCAATGTATTTACATTGTAATTAGATATAGAGTTTTTTAACGATGCTGCTGTCAAAGGGAACTCTAATGCATCAGCTATTTTTAAAGCTATATTTTCAGATGTCATTAACGTAAGATACAAACTAGCTTGTTTTATATGTCTAGTTGCTACATTAGAAGCATTAGCTGCAATTTTTTGCAAGCCAACTAAAGTTTGTTTGTCTGGAGTACTACCATCTCTAGCTTCGTTAAGTCCGGTTACGTCACGTATCATTTGTAAGTAATACTGGTAAGTTTGTATTAAACTTTGTATCTTACCTTGACCACTTGAACTGTTAAGTTCTTGAATAGGTACTTTACCGGAGTTCATATCACCATCTTGTGTAAGTGATCTACCTACAATAGAACCTGTTTGGAAGTACATATTAAGTGCTTCTGCAGGATTGTAGTTTGTACCATTGCCTAAGTCAACTTCAGCTAAACCATCCATGTCTAAATAAACACCATCAGGTACTATTCTAGACATAACTTGTTGTAGCTTTAAATGCGTTAATTGAATCATATCAGCAAAACCTATACATTTGCTAACTAAAGATTCTATACGACCTTTATATATTCTAGGTGCACAGATATTATAGTTCATTCTAACCTTAGTAGTATCAGCCATAGGTCTAGACATATTCTTAGCTAGTTCCCATTTTAACATAGTGTCAGTACCTAAAACCTTAGCACCACTGTATAATACCTCTATAGATCTTGATACTTTTTCAAAACTATCATTTTCTGGAGGATTAAACGTGTCATCTTTTTCTAAAGCTTTTTGTAAACCTTGATCTGTGTTTTTTATTTTAAATACTTGATTAGAGTAAGTCTTGTAATCAAAGTATAATACTTGAACAGTATTTTCATCGTATTGTCCCCATCCTGTAACATAAGATCTGTTACCAGGCGTTGCTTGTATTCTTTTTAATTCTTCTTCAGTTATGTCTGGAAACTCTTTTTTAAGCTCTGGTATAGTTATAGCTTTTATTTCACCTACATAATATATGTCCTCAAAGTTAGGATCTTCAGTGTATGAATAAACCATATAAGCTGGATCTACGTAGTCAACAGTAATACCTTCTGCTGTATTAAAGTTTGTTTTAGTAGCTGCGATACCAAGGACGGTTAAGTCCATGTTTACTCTTCTCTTTGTTAAGTCATATTTATTTTGAGCAAGCACAGATGATATAGCTTCTTCCTCTGCTATTTCAATTGACTGTTTATAGCTTAACTGCATGTGTAATTCTAACTCTTCATTTGTTTCAGGTAAAACATCTGGATTAGGACTTTGATATAAATCAATACCTAGCGTTGTTTTTAGTTCTTCTAAAAACTCTTTAGCTATCATATCTTCCTGAAGCTTAGAAGCGTACTCAGTTCTTTTCTTTATAGATTCTGGATCTTGAGCATAAGCTTTTATATCATAGCTTTTATTAGATATACCGTTTACAACTATATCTACAAATTTAGATAATATAGGAACTGGCTTCCAGTCTAAATTTAAATAAGACAAATCACCGTTAATAGATAATTCATCTTTATATTTCTGTATACTCTGCTCACCTCGAGCGTATAATCTTAATTCGTGAAATTGATTCCAATTAGTTAAATACCTGTTACCAGAAGTTCTGCCTTGACGAAACCACTCATATTCAATAGCCATTGCCACCTGACTCCCGTATTCTACGCTAGCTTTTTCAGCATCACTCACTACTTGACTAGGGAAAGCACTATTGGTGTTAGTATATATATTCATTAACTTAAAATTTTTGATGTAGTTCCTTTGTTATCGTATTTTTTTATACCTAAATTAACTGGTTTTAATTCAAGCTTATTAGATGGCGCGTATCTATGTTTATTGCAAGCCATTAAAGCTAAGCCAGAACTAATTGAAGCATCATGCTTTGTTCTGTTGTTTACGTCAAATTGCGCCCAGTCTTCTAGTGTTCTTTGAAAATAAACATCACCATAACCAGTTTCTTTTAAACCTACAAATGTTTCTATGTATGTTTCAATAGCAGAGGCGTGAGCTTGTTTTATATCTTCACTAGAATTAGGTATACCACCTATTTCTCTTTCTGTTACAGATAGTTTATTTCTTTTTCTATCCGGTCTATTCATAGCAAAACCTCTGTAACCTCTTCTTTTAAAATAATATAATAATCTTGGTTTATTGTTTTCTACTAATATCGGCATGCCATAAAATACACAAGCCATAAGTACATCTTCAAAAAATATTTCTGCGGTTTGTGGTCTAGCTATGTACTCTAGAAAAAAATGATTTGGTGGAACTTCTTCCATGCTAAACTTAGTTAAACCATGTAAAGATCCGTTAGAACCTCTTTTGTCAACCGTCCCGGATATATCATAAGGATCACAACCAAACGCTCCACAGTGTTCGTTACCCGGATAATTAATTCCGTTTTTTATATATCTTTTATTTTGAAGACCAGAGTTTGGCACCCATGTAACATAGAATCTTCCGTTTTTATTTGGTACAAATATAACTCTAGTATCTTTTTGTCCATTTTCCCATTGAAAACTACCTTGAGTTACCTGAGTAGAATTTTGTACATCTTCATTATAATCTATCTGTTGATATATTTTTGTTAAATTAAATAAAGATTGTTTAGACTCGTCTCTAAATGCGTGCTTAGTTGTACGTGGAAACTGTCTATAAAATTCGTTTAAACCATCTTGATCATCTTTTAAACCTTCAACTTCATTGTCCCAATACTCTATTACACCTTGTGTTATTTTTACCCCGTGTGGATCTTCTACTTCTTTTTTTGGTGTATTGAATACAGGTAAGCCATAAGAATCAATGTATCCTTCGTAGTTCCATTCCATAGGTATGAACAAAGAATAGAGTCCTGAACGAGTCTGTCCATTGGCGTTTCTTTTTGTAACATCCGAATCATCGTAAAGCTTTTTAAAATTTCTACCTCCTTTGTCTAAAGCATTTGATGTTGATCCCATCATACACTTACCAATTACTCTACTACCTAATCTAAGGGTGGTTTTCGTAACACGCCAGTTGTTGAGGATGTTGTTGGGCCTTTCCCACTTCCCCGACTCATCGTGGACGAGGAGCCTGAGTTTCTCCCC